CCCCGCCGATGTTGGTGGCGGCTATGAGGCGTTCCAGTACCGCACTCTGCTCGCGGTCTCAGCCTCGCTGGGGCTGCCGTATCACCTCGTCACCGGCGATGTCCGGCAGGCGAACTATTCGAGCCTTCGGGCCGAACTGGTCGAATTCCGTCGCCGCATCGGTCAGTTGCAGCACGGGGTCATGGCGCATCAGCTTTGTCGCCCCATCTGGCGGCGTTGGTTGGAAACGGCTGTGCTCTCGGGTGCCCTAGACGCAGATCCTGTAATGGCTCGGCCGGTGCAATGGATCCCGCCACGGTGGGATTGGGTCGACCCGTTGAAAGACATCCAAGCCCAGGTGCTGGCGATGGAAGCGGGGCTCACCTCGCGGCGCAAGGTTGTCGAGGCTACGGGCTATGACATCGAAGAGGTCGATCGCGAGAATGCCTCTGACGCGAAACGCGCGGCCGACCTGGGCCTGAGCTATCGCGCCAGCCCCGGCGAAACGCAGGGCGCGCGGGCCACACCGACAGGTATCCCAGACCCGAATACCCCCAACGAGGACGGCAGCGGGTCGTCCACGACACCGCAGCAGGAGTAAACTCATGAAATCCTGGTACACGATCCGCGCCCGCACGTCGGGCACGGAAGTGCTGATCTATGACGAAATCGGCGCCTATGGCGTCACGGCGAAAGGCTTTCTGGCTGAACTCGGTGCGCTGCCCGATGAAGCCGCGATCGATCTCCGCCTCAATAGCCCCGGCGGATCGGTCTTTGACGCGGTCGCCATTTACAACGCGTTGAAGCGGCATTCGGGCGAGATCACCGTCTGGATAGACGGCATCGCGGCTTCGGCTGCGAGCTACATTGCCATGGCGGGCGACACCATTGTCATGCCGGAAAACGCCTTCCTGATGATCCATGACCCCTCGGGGTTGGTCATGGGCACAGCGGAAGATATGCGCTCCACGGCCGAGGCGCTCGACAAGGTCAAAGGCAGCCTGATCCAGGGCTACGCGGCGAAGTCGGGTAAAGCTGACGACGAAATCGCCACCCTGCTGGCGGCCGAGACTTGGCTCGATGCCAAGGACGCGCTGGACCTCGGCTTCATCGACCGCATTGCCGAGCCCGTAAAACTCGCGGCCTCCTTTGATGTGGCGCGCTTCCGCAACGCGCCGCCGGAAGTAGTCGAGGCGGCAAGTGAACCCGGTGAACCTCTAGCGACGGAGCCGCAGATCGAGGGTGTTGCAGACGCCAACACCCAGCCTGACCCTGAACACCCCGCTGCAGACGCGCCAAGCCAAGATGCGGGCGAAGTGACAATGACCGACACCGCATCCGTTCGCGCCGAGGCCATCGCCCATGCGCGGGCCGTGATCGATCTCTGCAGGCTCGCGGGCCAGCCGCAGATGGCAGGCCGGTTCCTCGAAGAAGACGTGGGTCTCGATGAGGTCCGCAACCGCCTTCTCGCGGCAAAGGCCGAAGCCACCCCCGACATCACCGCTGCCCATGCCCAGCCTGGGCGCGCGGCCACCACCCAATCCTGGGGCGATGTGATCGCCCGCACCTTCAAGACGAAAGGCTAACGCATCATGACCACGCTCACTGAAGGCAAACACGCGGGCGGCTTCCTCGTCTGGGAAACCTCGCGCGATTACACCCGAGAAACCGTTACCATCGCGTCCGGGGCTGGAAAGCTCGAGCCTGGCACTGTGCTCGGAAAGATCACCACGGGCGGAAAATACACTGGCCTCGCGCCCGCCGCCACGAATGGCAGTCAGAATGCTGTCGGCATTCTTTGGGCCGGGGTCGATGCCTCGGCGGTCGATGCGCCTGGCGTTGTCGTGCTGCGGGGCCCGGCTCTTGTGAACCAGCATGAACTCGTCTGGCCCGACGGCGCAACCGAGGCGCAGATCACCGCCGCCACCACGTCTTTGGCCGCGCTTGGCATCATCCTGCGCTGAGCCCTCTGACATAAGGATTCCCACACATGGCAACCATGGACATCTTCGAGGGCGACGCCTTCAGCATCATTGAGCTCACCCGGGCTCTGGAAAACATCCCCTTCAAACCGGCGATCCTGTCTGGCTCTGGCCTTTTTGGGTCGCGCGGCGTGCGCCAGCGTACCGTGATGATCGAAAGCCGCGATGGCACGCTGTCGCTGATCCCGTTCTCGGAACGTGGCTCGGCGTATGAACAACAGGTGCCCGAGCGGCGCGACATGCGCGCCTTCGTCTGCCGTCAGTTCAAGAAGCAGGACGTGCTTTGGGCCTCTGAAATCCAAGGTATCCGCGAATTCAGATCGGAAACGGCGGTGCAACAGGTACAAACCGAGGTGGCCCGCAAGATGGCTCGGTTGCGCAACGACGCCGAGGCCACTTTCGAATTCCACCTCTTCAACGGCATCCAAGGCGTGGTGAAGGACCCGAAAGATGGGGCCACGGTTATCAATTACTACACGGAGTTCGGCATCACCCCGGCCGCCGAGGTCGACTTCGATCTCGATAACCAGTCGCCCGCCTCGGGCGCGCTGCGCAAACGCTGCCAGGCCTTGATCGAAAGCGTGGAAGACAGCCTCGGCGGGCTGGCTGCCGGTCAGGTGCAGCTGCGCGCCGAATGCGGCTCGGCCTTCTTCGCCGATCTCGTGGCCCACAAGGAGGTGCGCGAGACCTATCTCAACACGGCCGCCGCAGCCGATTTGCGCGGCCGCGTCGGCGAAGAGGTCAGCTTCGGCGGCATCACCTTCCGCCGTTATCGCGGTGGCCTCGGCTTTGGCGTGCCGACCGACAAGGCGTATTTCTACCCGGAAGGCGTCGAGGGGCTCTTTGAGATCTACTACGCCCCGGCAGACACCTTCGAGACGGTGAACACGCTCGGCCTGCCGCTTTATGCACGCATGATCCCGGATCGCGATCGCGACGAATGGGTGCGTCTCGAGATCGAAAGCAACCCGCTGCCGATCTGCACACGGCCGAAGGTGCTGCGCTCGGCCAAGCGGACCTGATGAGCGCCTTCACTGACGCCCTCGGGGTGCTGTTCCTCGATGCCAATCTCTCGGTCGAGATCTGGCATCGGGACAGCGAAGGGCAGTTTACGCGCGCCCGGGGCATCTTGCGCCGTCCTGACGAGATCACCGAGTTCGGATCGGCGCGGCTTTTGTCGGACACCACCCGGATCGACGTTCGGGTGGTGGATATTCCAGATCCTCGGCCGCAGGAGCAGATCTTGATCGGCGACGAAACCTTTCTGATCCAAGGCGAGCCACGCCGTGACCGCGAGCGGCTGATCTGGACGATAGAACTGACCCCCGCATGAAACTGGGCTTCGATATTGAGGTGGGCAAGATTTGGTCCGGGGGACCAAATCTCCACCGAAAACCCGACCTCGTCGCCGTGATGGCGGCCGAGATCAAGGCCGGCGAAAAGGCCGTCAGTGCCGCGATGCGGGAAGCCGGGTCTGGCCTCAAAAATGCCTGGCGGGGTCAGATCTCACAGGCGGGCCTTGGGCTTCGTCTCGCAAATTCGATCCGGCTCGCCACCTATCCCAAATCTGGTGAAAGCCTCAAAGCTGCAGCGCTCGTCTGGTCGAAAGCTCCGGTGATTGTTGGGGCGCATGACGCGGGCCCGTTGATCCGCTCAAACGACCGGTTTTGGCTGGCGATTCCGACAGCAGCAGCTGGCAAAGGTCTGAAAGGTGGGCGCATCACGCCTGGGGAATGGGAGCGGCGTCGGGGGCTACGCCTGCGTTTCGTCTATCGTCGATGTGGCCCGAGCCTCTTGGTGGCCGACGGGCGGTTGAACAGTCGGGGACTGGGCGTTGCTTCGCGATCCAAGATGGGTCGCGGCAAGGCAACGGTGCCGATCTTTCTTCTGGTGCCGCAGGTCAAGCTCAAGAAGCGGTTGGACTTAGCACGAGATGCAGAGGGCGCGCAGTCGGCGATACCAGGGCTGATCGTGGCTAGCTGGGTAGAGGGGCGGCTATCTACATAGCCTTGAAGTTCATTTTCGGGGCCTATTCCGCTATTTGATATTTGACCCATAAAGGACCTTTGTCCGTCAGCACGATATCAAATAGGTACCCGTCTTCGACAGCAGCTATGCGCCGTTCATGAAACTCGATTTCTTGCTGCTCAAGATACTTGTAAAAGGCTTGTATTGCCTCGTTGTGAGTGCGCGCCTTCTTGAAGAAGATCGCCGTATCCTTGGATTTACCGTCGCCTGAGTGGCCAACCCGCACAGAAAACAACTGCGATAGCTTTGCTCCGTTTGTGCTTGCTATCGTTATCCAGTTTTCGATCTTCGAGAGATGACGAGTGCCGCTGATAACAAGATCCCAGTCGAGTGCGGCGCATCGTTCGATTGCGCCGCGTGCCAAGGACAACTCCTTGGTCAATGACCCTGATGGGATCCCGATGGACCCGGATGAGAGTTCGCCACTTGAGACGAGGAGGTTGCTTCCGTAGTTCGGGTGCACAAACTCGCATAGGGTTGCATAGTCACTG